AGAGTCTGGTGATATTTTAATACCCTGTGTAGTATCATACATGTTGAAACGTTCTTGAACTGTATACAAATAATATTCTTCTACACCTTCAATAATATCAACACCATCGGCTGTTTTTTGTTTCTTTTTTAACTCTCTTACTTTTTTAATTCTAAGAGGATCAATTTGACGAACTTCTTTAATACCCTGTCTTGGATCGTCTTCGAGAATTATATGATAATAAAGTCTACCATCAATATACCATCTACGTGCTATTTCGTGTGATTTGCGATTAAAATCTAACAAATAAATAATGTGTTTAAACTCATCATATAAAACGTTTTTTACTTCTTCTGGAATTATAGAAGAATCTACTTTATCAATGTTTAATTTTACTATTGTTCCGGTAGAATCTTCTGTGATCATTTCATTTACAATATCTTCAATACCCATCTCCACTTCTGCATGAAGACTCATTTCTCGATATTTTTTAACAAGATCTACATCTGATTTTACAGTACCGTCTAAATCTACATACCAGCCCTGAAAACCACCGGCTTGAACGAAGGATGCACCATCGTCAAAAGCCGGAGGTATTACAGAGGGGACCTGATTTTGCTGTTCTTTGGTTTTAGCCAGTGTAAAACCGAATATGTTAAATGCCATAATAAAACTCCTTCACCTTATGTATTCTCACCTGAAACTGCGTTAGGCGGTCAAGTTACCACCTTTACCAGTTACGGTAAAGAAGTGGTATTTAATTGTTGCTGTAAATTCTACCAACGCATCATTATTATCATAAGACAAATCCACAGGAGAAACATCACTGCACCAAGCTCTTGAAAGTTTGTAATCTCTTACAACTGTATGATCTCTTCCCAATTGTTGTAGATTTACTTCACAATTAAAAGCGGCAGGATCTGGTTTTTTACCTGTATTAGATTGGTGTTGATTCCAGGCTTCGTTCCATGCTTCAAAGAAATGTCTTGCTTTCATGTCGTGATCCGACAAAACAGTAAGCGATATATCATTATAAACTCTGTCGCCTGGATATTTGTAAATTCTTCCCATATGATTTACAGGAATTTCACCCAGAGAATGTTCTGGTAATTGGATAGATTTAACATATACTGTAATTGCATCGCCAGCATAAGGAAATGCAGCACCATGAGCAGGGCTTGTAATCTGTATTTTGAACAGATTGGATCTTGCTCCACCATCGAAATTTGATGTAAATGTGTTAATATTCATTTAATTTGCTACCTCTCTTTAGAATCCAACTACTTCTTCAAAGTTCAACCCAGACGGAGTTGCAATGAAATTGAGTTGTATGTAATTGATTGACTTGTTTGGTTTGATATAAATGTCTGCTACGAAATTATTAGAGTCAATAACTTGTGCTGTATTATTTGTCTCATCACAAACTACACGGAAATCAGTAATACCTCTTCTTCCTTGTACGTCTCTTAAGAAAGGAGTTACAAGATTAACAAATTGTGCTCTTGTAAATTCATCATTAAATTCAAACAGTTGGAATCTGGCAGCAGTTGCAATTGATTTTTCTAGAATTATGAATAGTCTGCGTACATTGATTCTATCAAATGCAGAAGGTCTGCTTAACAATGTTTTGTCACCGAACAAAACTGGTCCAGTACCGGGGAAAGAAACAACGGGATTTAGTCCAACTTTGTATAAATCGTCGCGTTGTGCTTTATTTGGATTGAATGGTAACTTAATTACTCTGTTGATTCCTCCTCTATTTAATCCTGCGGGAGAATACCAAGGATCGTTATTTAAGTCGGTTCTTACACACAATCCTGCCAAATCTGCATTCATTGGAATGTAAACATATTCATCGTTGTAATTATCGTATTGTAACTTATAACCACTATCTGCTACACCATAAGAAGTTGAATCACCATTTGTTCTAAAATCTAATAAGAATTCCAAATAAGAACTTGGAATTGAATTAAATGAACCGCCAGCTTCTTCTGGGTTTGGAGACATAAATGCAATTACATCTTTTCTTGCTTCCGCAATTTCCGCAACACGATAAGAGGCAGTTTTGCCAAGAGGTCCTGTAATGAACATTGAAACATCAATAATTTCAGGATCACCCATATATGTGTTAAATGCTTCAGCAATATCATTATCGTCTGGTGTAGTGCCTATTAAACCACCGTATAAACTATTTACAACTAAACGATCTTTTCCTGTCATACCAACTACATTATATGCAGTAGTAGAGGAAGTAGCTTCTGCTCCCCAATTAGAAGAACCAGCAACAGCAACTTCAATTTCACCATATTGTGTTCTATTGAAACTATTATTATCATCGTTAGATAACAAGACATCTAAGTGATTAATAGCCCAAATGTATTGAGATTCGTTATTAATAACATCTCTGTAATAATTTGTAGTACCATTTTGATTTACTGAATTAGATGCTTTTGACAAATATGCATATTTTTCTAAAATAGTTCCGGGAGTGCCGGAAAGTTTACCATCACTATCGATAACTAAAATATGAATTTCATCTTTTACTTGTGTCCCAGTTAATGCTTCGGCCCAAGGAGATGTTCCTGGGAGTCCATCAAAATAACCGATATAATCTGCATATTGATTGTCATCTCCATCTGATGCTACTCCGTATCCTTGGGAAGCATAGTGATCTAAAACAACTACTTTGATACTATTTCCCAACTCTCCGGGGTACTTTGCTGCCCAAGCACCATCAACGGATTGAGTAGTCAAGGTTCTAAAAGTCGTTAAATTACACAAAGTGTGTCCATCAATAGCAGTGGTGCCTGATGTTGCTGTTTTTGAACCTGCTGTATCATTGATAAATCTTACTAATTTAAGATTATTGCCATAAGACAAAAAGTTAGCAGCAGACCACCACCATCTATTATATTTTGTTGCATCTGTCATTGCTCCTGATGCTTTTGCTGGCTTGTAAAAAACTTGAGCCAATTCTTTTTCGCTTGTAATGGTTGTTGGATCATTTCCGGGACCCCATTGAAACAACCCGATCATACCTGCTGGAGTGGTTGCGATTGCTGGTACGATTAGAGTTATGTCTTTTTCTGTTATGTTTACGCCTGGACTTATTTGAATTGCCATTGTTTCTCCTTCTAGACGCTTTATTTCTGTAATTAGAAAATACTATTTGCTAGGAATATGTATAATTCTAGCTCATTTCATAAATTATAGAATAGTACTACCAAATTCTCCGCCAAATTCATCATTTTCACTATCATCCACTCCACTTAAGAAACCAAATGGCATAACATCGTCTTCTATTGCATCTATTTGTTTTTGAAATAGTGTTTTTCGAATATCCAAATCGGTTAAATCTTTAAAATAAGTTTGAGTACTCAACCAACCAAAAAGAACCAAACACATAACCAAATCATCATGACTACCAGTTTCAGCTTCATATGAAGAATTTTTAGAAATAAAAGTTACTAATTCTCTCATTATATCTATGTCATTTATCAATAACTTATCAGATTCAATCATACTTTTTAAAATAGAACAACCTAATCTTTTAACTACTTTGGTAGTTCTTATACCGAGTTGGGTGTCCGAATTACCAAACCCACCGTCTAAAGTTTGTCCCTTTCTTCCCCGAACAGAAGAAATTAGGACGTTTTCATATTCTAATTCTTTATACAAAATATCTGCAACTTGACCACCTATATCATTTATTTCAACTAATACAAACGCTTCATTGTATTCCCTAGAAGTATTCATAATCAAATTGGGATATATCATAGGAGATATTACATTATTTCTAAAAACAGCAACAACTTTATATGGCACTTCCGTAACATCAATTACACAAAATGCACTATAGTCTATTCCCTGTCCTCTAGATGTATCAACCAATGTCAAATAACTGTGTTTATCTTTTGGTTTTTCATAAACTTTTAATCCATCATCGTTTTTGTAAATTGGATTACGGAATACCAAAGTCTTCAGTTTATTTGCACTAATAAGTGTATTTGTAGAACCAATGAAATCGCATTCGTGTTCTGTACGAAATTTATCTTCAGAACCCAAGTTACGAATTTCTTGTTCTCGCCAATCTTGATCTCTGCCCGGTACTTGACTCCAATGAATTTCTACATTTTTAAAATCGTTTCGGTGTTCCGCAGAATCTACCCAAATCTTATAGAATAAATTCAAACCATTTGGTGTGGAAATTATTACTAATTTGGTGGTCTTACCGGAAGTAATTGTTGGAAACACAGAGGTATAGAAATCATTTGCAATGTTTTCGGGAACGTGAGCAAACTCGTCCAACATAATAAGATTAAAAGATCCACCACGGATAGCAGAAGCAGAGGTAGCAGCAGCAATAATTCTAGAACCGTTTTCCAGTTCTATGCTCATTTTATTCCATTCCTTGATACCTTGTTGTAACCATTTTGGAAGGTATTCGTATGCAACCTTAAGTCTATCCATGTGCAACTTTGCTACGGTTTGTTTATTAGCAAGAATAGCAACATTACTAGTAGGGTTGAAAAGAATATACCAAAGAATATAAGCAACCAGAGTAGTTGACTTACCACATTGACGAGGCATTTTACCTATGGTGAATCTATTTTCATTAATGGTTTCAACAAACAATTCTTGGAAATCAAACATATCAAAATTGATAAGTCCTTTGTCTAAACTTACAATCTTAACATAGTTTTTAATAAAATAAATTGGATCTTGAGAGCATTTTACATATTCTTCTACTTGTTCAGGAGTAAAAGAAACATTTACATTTGCTCGCTTAAGATTTGGATTTCCTAGATATGTTTTTTCTTTATTCTGCATCTATAATATCGCCATTATTTTCCAACTTTTCAATTTCTTTCATTTTTCCACGAAGCAGTTTTTGCAAATCCGCAGTACTACCAACAAATATAGAATTATTTGTTGTTATTGAATTTGGAGTATTATTTGCCTGAGGTTCTCCTTTTATTACCTTCATTTTATTGTGCATATCCAACAGATCTTTATTTGTCTCAGCAACAGTTTTAATTAATTGTGCAAGAACTTCATATGCTCTTGGTTGTTCTGTTTCTGATGCCAAATTTAAAATACCATCTATAGCAGATGTACCTTTGTTTATTAGTTCTTTTAAATTATCTCTTACTGTAAGATAATCTTTATCCAGATCGTCCTTTTGAACAGTAATTTCTGTTGCTTTGCGTAATTGTGGGACTTCTGGTTGTGGGGTTGGTTCTATATTAAAATGTTTTTCCAGTTCATCGAATGACATA